GTAGTGCTTCTACGAATTTCGGCTGGATCACCAGTCTGAGAATTAACATTAACAGTCAAATTAGTAACCTTACTATTATTATTGTTATTTACTGGAGGATGGGCCCTGATACCTAAATTACCATCTGGACCACGTTTAAGCGGCACTATTGCCTCTGGTCCTGCTTCACCAGCTACACCTAGATTAGGAGTTCCACCCTTAGCAAAGGCAAACATTATTGGGGAAGATACTATTGAATTAGAATATCTCGATAAGCCTTCGGAAGTTATAGGTCCTAATCCCTTTGCCCCTAAAGTCATTGAACTGAAAAGACTATCTAGAATGCTAGAAGATCCACTAGAAGCTCCGGAACTAAATAGACTATCCCAAAACCCTAATGACTCTCCAGAGTCTATAAAGGAGTTATTATAGTTAGCGTGATCAAGAGGTTCAAATCCCTCTTTTATTGCAGCCTCATTACCTTTTATTCCACTACCTAATCCTTGGATCTTACCACCACCAAATAAACCACTTAAAGCTCCACCTAAACCACCTAAACCACCTAAACCACTATTATTTCCATTAGAAGTATTGCTGGCGAAATTTAGTATTATAGTCTCGAATTTGCTAACATATTTACCCCATAAATTAGCTATAGTAGTTTGTCCTGTTATAAGTTTAACTATATCTGTACCAAAACTAGTAACATCTTTAGAAAACGTACTAGCAGTTTCTTTGTTTTGTTTTGCTATTATTTTTGCATCATCTTCTGTTGGAGGACCCTCAAGGCCTTTTCCTTCTAAATCCTCTTTTGGATATTTATTTGAGATAGAAGTAGAACCACCCATAGTACTATTTAACTTATCAACAGAATTTGTTAGTATATCTATTTTTCCAGCTAGAGTTTCTGAAGCTTGAACTTCTGGAGATTTAGTACCTGGGAAAATATCAGATAGAACACTAGAAATGAACTTCTTAACTTCGTTTTTTGACATTTCTCTAAAAGTATCTTCTATGAATTTAACTGCATAGTTTCCAACATTTTTTAGTGTTAAAGTGCCAGCATCTATAGCATCATAGAGATCATCTACTGCTTTATCAATTCCTTTTACTATCGCTTCATTCATAACTTCTGCTGAAGACTTCATTGATTTATTATATTCATTAATTTTGTTACCAAAATCTTCAGCAACATCACCGTAGTTTTGTACTATCTTAAAACTTCTTAACCTAACTTCTAGGGCTTTCTTATCTATATCTACTGCAGTTTGTTTAGCTTGATTTATTCTTAATTGTTGCTGATACTCTAGATTTTGAATTTCTAAAATAGTTTCATTAGATAACTTATCTTTATCTTTATCTTTATACTTCGCCTGTGCTATTCTTTGCTCAAGTATCTTTAACTCTATACCCAATTGTTGGTCTAATACATTTTTTTGATTATTTAGTATGTCTAGTTTTTCTTTTTCGGTATTAGCGTACTGGTCAGCATATTGGAATTGTGAGGCTAATAAACTATTCTGGGTAGTTAGAGCAGCAGTTTGTTTTTCCAGTAGAGGATCCAATAGTCTAGTATACTCTAGATATTGTTTAGCATATTCTACACCTTTTGCTTCCTCTTTGGTTTTTTGTTCAATATCAAGCTTTTGTATTTTATATAGATGATTTTGATCTTCTAGTTGTTCTTTCTTTTCTGTGGCAGAAATTGCCTCATTTTTTTCTATTGCTGCAATAGCTTTTTTATTATCAAACTCAAGTTTAGTTATATCTACCTTTTCTTTTTGATTAATAACAGCAAGTTTTTGTACAAGTTCTTCGTCTTGCATAGTTTTAAGTTGATCACTAGAAGTATCTCCAATTTTTCCTCTGAAATCTAGCTCACTTTGAAGATCTCTTAGTTTAGCTTCTTGTAGTTTTAGAGACATTTCTTCTACTCTAAGCTTGCTTTTATCTATTGTAAATTGAGAAGTATTAGCAGGACCTTTTGGTTCCTCTTTTAGGCCTTCTTTTGGTTTCATACCCCCTGCCTTAAGTCTAGCATTTGCTGCATCAAGTTCAGCTTGTAGTCGTACTTCTTCTGCAGTTTTTGGCTTCTCTTGAGGTACATCAGGAGTCTTTGTAGGGTTTGCTAGTTCTATTTTAGCAGCTAAAGTTCCTACTTGTGCCAGGTCTGGTTTAGAATCTTCTAATTTCTTTCTAAGAAGTTTTTTATCTTTTTCGGCACTTGAACCTTTAAGTCCACCACCAAAACCAAACCAACTACTATTATCTTGTTTAGGTGTAATATCTCTCGCTAAGTTTGCTTCCTTTTCAGCAGTCTTAGCAGCAACTATAGCAGCTTCTAGTCGCTTCTCAGCTTCTATAATAGCTTGTGGGTTGGCTTTACCTCTTTCTTTTACTATTCTTAGAGCTTCGGTCTGGGTTGCTATATTGCCACCCATTTGTTCGGCTTCCTTTAACCCACTTTGACCTAGTGCGCGAGCTTCCCTAAATTTGCGCATATAGGTATCAAATTCAGAATTTACTGTGTTAAGAGCACCTTTTAAAGCTATAACACTATTAGTATTAGAATCCCAAAACCTATTAGAGTCTACAGTAGCTTGGGCATATGGAAGTTTCATTATATCATTTAATATCCTATAAACCTCTGGATAATATTTCTGTATATGTTCTTTAGTTTCGGCATCAAGTCCAACAACTTGTTTTATTTTATTTTCAGTACTCATACCAGCTAACATATCAACAAACTTTTTCATATTTTCATGAAAAGGTTGAAACTCTGCTTTTAATTCATCTTGTTTTTTACCATACTCTTTAAGTTTTTTATTAGCCTCACTCCATCCATCTCTAACCTCACCTATTTTACTAGAAAGCGCTTTGAGTTGCTCCGCAGCTATCATACTTCTTCCAGAAATTTCTTGTAAAGTCTGAGATAGATCTCTAGGACCTGCCATAGTTATATCTATTATATCTTTATCAGTTATTGTTGAGCCTTTAATCTTTTTCATTTCTGTTAAGATTTGAATTGCAGCGTCTTTAGTTTCTTTTACTGCTTTATCTTTTCCATTTGTTATCCAACCCCAAACACCGTCACTTTCACTTAATCCTTTTGTAAGGGCAATAGACATTTCTTCAAATTTAGTAGACATTTGATCTAATGCATTACCCATAATTTCATAAGATTTTTGTGCCTGTTTAGCTGGATTAATCATACTTGAGGTCATTAATGAACCAAGTTTAATCATAGTCCCCGATATATTATCAGCCGACTCTTTAAATCCTTCAGCTTTTTCTTTTAATTCTTGAAAACCTTTTGCACCATTAAAGAATTGCGGAAATAATAAATCAATTGCTATATATGCTAAAGAAGCCCAAGATAGAAAACTTAGTGCAGATCTCATAAAGGTACCTAAGGCAGCGGCTACACCCTTAATTCCACTTTCTAGTTTACCTAGTTTTGGTACTGCCCCATCTGCACCTTCTATTAATTTCTCAGTGCCTAATGCTACTCCTGCGCCTATTCCTCCAGCAATCGCTCCTTCAATTACCTTACCTTTTGCCGCCTTACTGGAAGCAGACGAAGATCTTGATTTACCATCTGATCCAATATTATCTGCCCTTTTATCTGCTACAGCCATATCAGCAATAAATTGCATAGTTGCTGTTTGTACTTCTTTAATCTTTAATTTAATACCAGTCCAAGATAGTCTCCACTTTTCTGTGGTTTCTACACCCATTTTATTTGTAGTATCTAACTTTTGAACTATAGCAACAGAATTAGTATTAATTGTATTTATATTTTCCGCAAGTCCTGCCTGTATTTTTAGAAGAGCATTAAGCCTTGTTTGGGCTATTAATCTTGCATCATCTGAAACTGCATTGGTTACGGCTCTACTATTATAAGCTATACCAGTAGCTACTGATTTTTGTAGAGACGCTGCAGTAGCAGCTGTAATACCTTCTACTGGGGAAACATCAGCTAGTAGTGTCTTTACTTTCTTGTTTGATGTAGCGAAACCCGTCTGCATATTCTTTGCCATTTTGGCAATAGCATCTTGATTAGCTGCTATTAATACATTGGCTTCTTCAATTGCAGCAGCTTTACGTATTGCTATACTTTTTTGTTGGTCCGCCTGCATAGTATCATACAGACCTCTCATTGCTGTTCTTGAAGTTTCTGCTGACTGTTTAGCGGCCGAACCCCACTCTTTAAACGCAGGTACCGCCTTATTTAATAGATATACAGTTATACCTACTAAAAGTCCATACATTGAACTAGGGCTACCAGATAATCTATCTAATATTGGGGCTACTACTTTATTTAAAAAGTTACCTAGACTTATTGCAGTATCTTTTAAACTTGCTAGAAACTTATTAAATGGAGATGCATCAATATTTACTAGATCTCCATACTTATCCAAACCTTCTGAAATAACAGCATTAGTAAATGCTTGTGTTTTCTGAAATTTAGTTAGGTGGTCAGCGGACACACCAATAGCATCACCATACGATTTATATGCTTCACTAGCTTTAGTAATAATACCTAATTCATCAAGTAGTTCTGGTTCTAGTTTAATAGCACCACGTGTTACTCTGCTTAAAGAATCCGAAAAGTCTCTTCCAAGAGCAATAGAAGCACCTTTAGCTACCTTTGTTAAATCTTCTAGTTGTTTAGATCCTAAACCTGCGGCAGTTCCAAAGTTAACGGCCGATATAGCCTCTGCTGTTGACATAGCATAATCAGATACTTGTCTAAGATCTTTGGCTAGACCTTGTAGATCTCTTCCTGAATTTACCGCAAGCACTTTAGTAGCTTGTGTCATTCTTTCAATATCATTAGCTTTAGATAGTGCAGTAAAGGCTGCAGCAACAGCAAATATGTTAGCAGCAAAAGTTGCATATACGTGTACTAAACCACCCAGACCTTGAGCCTGTTTAGCAAAGTCTCGTCCTTCCGCCCCAGTACCTCTAGCCCCACGAGTAATTCTATATTGCTCATCTTCCTTTTGCATATCACTTTTAGCTTTTGAAAGGGCAGCAGAAGGAGTAGACGAAGCTTTTCCAAGGCTAGTAGCCTTACTAGTAGCCTGAGTAAGTTCTTTATTTAGGGCTGTTGTTTTTCTAGTTATTTGTTCAATACTACCATTATCTGTAGCATTAATATTAACATTAACAGTATTACTCATGTTTATTACCTCATCTTTTGGGGATACTAATCCAATTTTATACCCTATTATACCACTATACCAAGAATAAGTCAAGGATAAATTTTTTTGTGCAACAAAAAAGCCCACTAAATTATTTAGCGGGCTTTTTATTACTTATCAACTTACTTCGGACTTTATCTATTACTTGAATAATATTAAAACACGTTTGTTTATTATCTACTTGAGCTATATCTAATAGATCATTAATACCTGCGAGTACTTTTCCTAAATATACCCCTGACATTGTGTCCCAATTATCTTGAAGCATATTATATACAATTATTCCTTCCTGTATTTCATCATACAAGTCTGCAAACTCTACAGGAATCTCTTCAGGTTTTGGTGTACTTCCAAGCATTTCGCATATATCAAAATACTTGTCTCGTGTCATACCAATATCACCGTTTTGGTAATAGGAGTTTATTTGGTCGTAGACTTCATCCCATTGGGTGATGGAAAATTTGCTAGTTCTGTCACCGTTTCTGTTACAAAAGAGTCAAAATTTGCACTTGCTTTCATTAAGTATAGTGCATTCTCTCTAGAATAGCCTAGAAAATCATCTGGATTCTGTGCGGAAATATCCACTGGAGCTAGTTGTTCTAGGTAGGAGAACTTAAAACCATCCCAACCTTTAATACTAGCATCTACGTAAAGTTGTAAAAATAAATCATCATTTAGTGTTTCGACTGGTTGACGATTTTTATATTCAAGCTTAGTTGCCTTTTTGCGAATCTTTGTTAGTTCTTCCCTTGAAAGAAATGATAGGTTTATTTTAAAACCTTCAAATCCTGGAAATTCTACTTCGACAGCCTTAGTGGGAACTAGTAGGCTTTTAAGACTTACTGCTTCTGACATATGTTACCTTAAAAAAATTTAGGGGAAAGAGGGGATCTCTCCCCTCTTATTTATTAACCTGCGAAGTATCTGATATAAATATCGTTAGTGTTTTCTAGGTCATAAGATGCATTAGTTACACCGTTTAGATCTTTGGCAGTACCTTGTGCATTAAAAGTAATTGCGGTGGAAACAACATCTGCGATTTCTACAGACGGAACACCTAGTACAACTCCAGGCATTTCTAGTTCTACCCTATTTACTGATGTAAGGCCACCTATTTCTACTTGTAGTTTATACTTAGTTTCTGCTGAGGTAGCAATATTTGCCAACATGTTGGCTAGAATATCTGCTACTTGTCCAGTACCTGTACGTAAATACGCATTCATAGTACCACTAATAGCTCTACTACCCGTAAAGTACCCAATAGGTACATTTACCACCCCAATATTATTAGGAGTTACATAGTTAATATTATTACTAACAGAAATGTTACCACCTGTAAGTACAACAGTATATGCTGTATTACCAGTACCAGTACCACCAAGAGTACTAACAACTGTAACAGTAGATAGCTTATTAGTAATATATGCTGCGTCTACTGTTCTACCTGTTGCTGTACCTGCTAGAGATCCGGAAGTTCCAAGGATTGGATTAGCTTGGCTTAAGTCTACACCAGTTGGGGCAGCTATTGTATTTAATCTAGTGCCTTTGGCGGTCCAGGCTACCATAGCGATAGCATCTAGTCCAAAATCAATAGTCGCTTGATCCATAGCACAGTTATCAATAGTATACCAAGCATTATCTACATTAAAGATAAAACCAATAGGTTGTAGTTGATTTCTATTAGACATTGCAGCACTTAACTGCCCAAAAGGTACAGTAACACCTGTTGCAGTAGGTTGATCTACCCATGCAGACTGTGTAAATTTAACTGCTGCGGATACTGTAACGTTTGGTACTACTGTAGCGGCCGCATTTGCTGGAGCTGTTAGGTAATCTCCAACTAGTGTAGTTGCACTACTAGTAGTTACTTTAAATGGTTTATTGTATTTAGGACCATCGGTTCCTGTTAGTCCACCAATATTGTAAAAGGCACCTACTGTTAGAACGGATAGTCCAGTTCCTGAGAAGGAGATAGTTGGTGAACTAGTACTTGCACGAATAAGTGTAGCTACTGGTGTACCGCCAAGAGTAGTACCTGTTACAGTAGCGCCTGTCCCATCTGTAGTACCTTCAATACCTACATAGCCCATAAGGGCATTCCATAGAACCTTTTCTTCAGCATTAACTGTACTTGTATTATTCTTAGGACGTATATAGGTTGAAAAACTAATATCAACTGGATTTAGAGCGGTATTAAAAGCTCTTTGTCCACGGAACGGAGTAGTGCCTGCTTCATTAATCTGAATATTTGTACTGGCCGTATTTTGTGAGAATGAGAAACCGTCTAATACTTGCAATTCCCAGGTATTTAAAGTGGTAAAACCAGTAGTTTTTACAGCACCTGTTGCAGTATTAAGATTAGTTGTGACAAATACTCTACTATTTCTTGCTAAATTATATGCCATATTTTTTCCTTATAATATGGTTAAGTACTTTAAACCACGTGACTAGATATTTATCTGTATTTATGATTTATAATACTTGATATTGGATCATAATATTTACTTCGGCTACTCCATACGGCTCTAAAAGTCCCTCATCGGTTATTATAGAATCTATGAGTATTTCGGTGGTTTGAGCACCGGGCTGGCTTCCATATACTATAACCCTATTTTCATCCAATACCTTCTCTACATCTACGAGAAGATCTTCTAATTCTTGTGCTGGATCTTCTCCACGCACATAGAGTTTAAGTGAGATGGATAAGAATCCCCACTTAAAATTACCGGGTAAATATTCTCTACGTTCATGTCCTATTGACATGTATATAGAGGGAAAGTTAGATACCTCATCCCAAAATTTAAGTTTAGGATGAGCATTTCCATATATATTAGTAGTATATCCTGTAGACCCATCAATAAGTTTTAATTTATTTGCTAATTCCTTAGCAATACTTGTTCTAGTACTCATAACCTATACCTCAAATTTATTACTCTTAACCAAATTTTCTTCTGGAGTAAGATACTGTAGGTTATAAATATTATGTAGTCCACAGACCTTTGGGTGATTAAGAGGTACAATATGATCTATATGCATACCTTTTGGTCTATTTTTAAAGAAAATATTTAAACCTTCTTGCCCAAAAGGTGTAGTTGCTGTACGTTGTTTGGATCGCCTTATAGCTTTTTTATTATAATAATATTCTTTATTATTAATATAGTGTACTTTACTATATGCCCTATGATACGTTGTATCTCTATTGGCTTTTGAACAAGATATGCATACATATCTTATACCAGATATATTAGTGGGTATCTTATAAAACTCTGAATAATGTTTTATATCACTACACTTATTACATTTTGCCATTGAGTTAATAGATAGTAATACCATTAATAGAGTTCTATTTCCTTTCAGATTAAAGGTATCATATACACTAATATACTCTCTTAATCTACTAGATAATACTTTTCTACCTATCCCGAGTTCTTTGGATATTGCTGTAATATTTTCCTTATCTATAATTATATCACATAGATAAGATATGGGTATACTTTTTCCAGTACGTTTATTAAGTATAAATGTACTGGTATTAAACAAATTTTCAAACAAGATATTCTCCACAAAGAATTAGGGCCCCTGTTGTGGCAGGGGTTAACGGTTAATTAGGCCGAACCCTTTTAAACTATAAATTTACTGCTCTTAATCTATTACCAACTAAATTTGCTGCTATTTCTCTGATTGACTTAGATATTAATAATTTGGGATCTCTAGTCTTTGGGAATGCTTGCATTCCTCCGGAAGAGAAAGTTTGATATGGGCTCTTCATATAAGTATAAAAAGCGGTTATCATACCCTCTCTTGATTGAGACATTCTTTCTACTTTTGCAGAACTAGCAAATCTGCCAGTTCTATAGTTTAGTATGTCTTTTCTATTGCCACTACCCATATTTTTCTGAATCTGTATCCTAAGTGCCGAATTCAGCAACGACTGTAGACTGGCAAGGCTGGTGAATTGACCTTTATTTGTTCTTAATTTGGGTAGTTTTACCTGTTTTAAGTTTTGAGACGTTCCCTTTAGTTGTATAGATGCTTTAATAAACTCAAAAGGAGTTTTATTATCTATTCTACTAGTATTAGTATATACTGGAGTAGACTTACCGGATATATCATTAACAAGTAGTTCTTCTATGTATTGTACTATAGATTTAGAAGTTTCTAAGTTAGATAAAAAGGAAGGGTCTTCTAATATTCTTTTGCTAATACTACTACCAAGAGTGAATGCTCTCTCCCTAGGTGATTTGGCTGCATTGGATTTAGTTGCCTCTACAGTACCAATCATCATTCCTGCTTCAATTAGCATTTCTAATACTAATTTTGAACCAGTGAATTTTTTCCTAACAATTATTCTAGTTTCGGCCTGCCCTGTTTGTTTTGAAAATTGTCTAGCAATTTTTTCAGGTTTAATACTAGAAGGTATGTCTATTAGTGCTGCAAGTAGAGCAGGTGTTACAATTCCTCGTTTTACCTCTGAAGAAGTAGAACTAATTACGTCTATTTCAGCATGTCCTAGGTTTTGTAACTTACCAAAGTTTTTATCTATATACTTATATAATTCTTTTCTAGGGGCATTACCCGTATCTAAATCCATATTATCTGAAAATTTAGAGTAGTCAAAGAATTCTTTGAATTTACTTCCAAAAGCTTTTTGTATAGTAGTAAATTTAGGAGATATTATTAGTACACTACTTCCCTTTACACTTAAGTTTCCCGCTTCAACAACCATAGTATTTTTAAACATACCTTGGATAGTAGATTTAATATTACCACTATCTTCTAGTACAGCAGAGGATACTTTCAGCAGTTTTTCATTAAGTTCCTCACTACTAATTTTTGGAAAAGTATCTATATAATAATTTATAACTTTTATATATGCATTTATTATTTCTTGTTTTAAGGAAGTGGAAGATACTCCAGGTATACTAATAGCTTCTTGTATAAAAGTACTATCATCTGTCACTACTGATTTCTTTATACTATCTATAGTTAGATATAGAGTAAAGGGTAAAGTAGAGTCTAAGTACGTTCTAAAATCTTGGTTCCCTTTCTTTATAGTTTTAACTATGTTTTCAGCATCTTCTCTAGCTAATTTTTTAATGTACTCAGCAGTATAGAAAGACATATCAACTCACATTCGCTAAGTATAGGTCTAATACTCTTGCAATATGTGAAGGTAGGGTATTTTTAGTAATATACTCTATTTGAACAGTATTAGATCCAGCATGTTTAGCAGATTTTATAGCCATATCATTTTTTAGATAATATGTTAATAGATCCATAACAGCTAATTTTAAATCTTCTGGCACTACTTCGTATCCGGCATTATAAGTAACTCTATACCCATTAATTGTAGTAGGAAACGTACTTGTAGGTGCAATATTTTGTTCTGATATATTAACAGTATAATCAATAAATTCAGTTAATGTAGTATAGGTTTTTCCAAAGTCTGGAGAGTACTCTACACTTGATACACTTAGTATTGGATATTCCTCTAATAAAAGGAATGGCCCTCCTAAATGAACTTCAGTTTTAGCGTCATTTACATAGTCTACAAAAGTTCTACGACAATAAGATTTTGTAAGATCACTTACTTTTGGTATTAAAGCTTTTATAATTCCATCTTGACTTGTACTAGTAATGCCTGCATATGCTTTATACTCGGCTAAAGTAATTAGATCTATACCCATTTTTATCTCCATGTTCTTTTATAAGCATCCCTTAAGATGCTTATAAAAGAGGGGACATACGTCCCCATCTTTATTTTAAGACCAGCGTAGGGTAGAAACGCCCATACCGTTAACGGTAGAAAGCTGTTCCAGACCTGTACGAAGTGATGCAACAAGTACTCTACGTTGAGTTTCAACAAGTTCTTGTGTATCAAAACGAAGACCACGCTGATTACCAACGATAAAGTTAGCAGGAGCAATACAAACAGCACCAATGTTAGTAGTAGCTGAGCTTGATCCACCAGCCTTAGTTGGGAAGGCATCAGAGACTAATACAGGAGTGTTGCCCACAGAACCGATCTGACCTGTTAGTAGTGTAGCCACTTGTCCTACCTTATCCATTGTTTGGAATAGGGTATCATCAAGAAGGTCATAGTAGATTTCAGTAGAAACTACATATGCTAATTCCGAAGGATCAAGACCCCATGCGCCTAAGTCTTTACGAAGGTCACGAAGTTTCGCAACTGTCATGGCACCAGTGTTAGTAGTTTGGACAGCTGATGTAGCATCGAAGATACATAGACCTTTAACAGGATCAGCACCAGAGCCAGCACCTAATAGGAATGCTTTATCAACTGACTTGGCAACACGGCGAACCATAGCGTCGCGAATGATAGGAAGAAGTACAAGAAGTGCATCTTCTTCTTCTTCGTAGTTCAGGTATTCACGCGTAGCCACTTTGTATGCGCTAAGAGTGATTTCTTTTAGTTGATGCGTAGCTGCAGCACCTGGAGAGTCAGTAGTACCAAATGAAGAGTTAGCCATCCAGCTTGCAAAACCAGCTTCTGGATTTACAGGAATCTTCATAACATTGGTAGCCATACTAATATTACGAAGTAGAGGAGCTACAACTAGTCTACGACGAATTTCAGCTTCCATATTCATAGAAACTTCAAGTTCCCATGTTGCACTAGGAACGTGAGCGCCTGCTTTTTCAACTAGAGCAGCACCAAACTTAGTATCAGTAATAGATTTATTAAGAATCTTAGCTGCTAGAACTGCCTTTTCACGATCAGCATACGAAGTAGTTTCGCCAGCATTTTTATCTTGGAAAGACATCTTTGATTTTTGGATTGCTTCTAGTTCTGAAGCTTTTTCTCTAATAGAGGCTTCTAAGCCTTCAAGAGTTTTCTTTTGTGATTCGCTCTGATCTGCGAAACGCTTTTCAATATCTGCAAGAAGCTTTTCAGCTCCGCTTTCTTGAGTTTGAATTGCTGACTTAATTTTAGCGTCAAGTTCAGCACTTTCTTTTGCAGCTTTTTCAGCAGCAGCTTTTTCAGCAGCTTGCTTTTCTACTAAAGCGGCAGCTGTTTTAATAGCAGCTGTTTCAGCAGCCTTAGCAAGTAGTTGTTCAAGTTCTTGTGGATCCATATTCCATTCCTTTTTAGATTTGTCTAACGTCTGCGATGCAGAGAACTCTAGCTCTTTAGCTGCTTCATTCTTTAACGCAAATTGACTTTTAAATTTACTATATTCCTCAGCATTTTCAAAAGCTTTGGAAAGACTAAATGTACTATCCTGATTACAAGGTACTGATACTACTGAGATTTCTAGAAGTTCTAGTTCTTTAATAATAAATAAATCAGTAACCGAATCGTAAATAGCGTCTTTAATGATGAAACCAACGCTAAACGCGGTTAATACACCATCTTTTATTAAATTGAACACATCTTCTGCAGCTGCAGAAATACGTGCCTTTACCCATAGACCTTTTTCGTCTACTTTATAATCAATCATGCGACCAATAGGTTCATCATGTTCATGATACGCAAGAATAATTGGGTTTTTTAAGTAGTTTTCAAGTGCTTTTTTCCACGTCGTCATTGGAATGACGTCGCCTACTCTATCAACGGAAGTACTATTTGCATAACCTTCAATACTTATTGAGTCAATAGGCTGATCAGCGGAAGGTGTTTCAGCACTCTTTTTGAACCGCTGGTTAAGATATATAATCTTATTATTCATAGACCTCCTTAAGGTGCTTCATTTGGTGCAGGTTTTTTAGGTGCACCCCCTTCAGCTGGATTAGATGCTGACCCAGCTATATTGGCTGGAACTCTAATGTCGTCTTGCCCTTCAATTCGTGCATAACGTAACTCTTCTCGAGCTTCATTAGGAGTAATAATACCACCGTTAACTAATGTAGAATGATATGAAGCCACTTCCTTAATGTCGGGCTGCAGAGCAGAAACATTGGCAGTTATTACATCAATATCGTATCCAAAAAAGTGTTCAACAGAAGAGGTAAATCTTCTAACAATTGGTATAACTGTTTCTAGGTAGAATAATCTTAAATTGGGAGAAATATTAGCATTATTACCGCCATCTAGTAGTACTTGTGGTACACCTAATGCGGTTAATACTTTAATACCATGGGTTTTAATACTAACGTCAAAGTCCATATCCTTGAAATTAGTATCTCCAATACTTTTTAACTTAAGTCCACTATCCAAAATCATAGGGCGTTTAGCCCCATTCTTTACGCTATACTTTGTCATCCAGTTCATAATTGTTCTATCCTTAGCTACTTGGCTAAGGGTATTATCTGTTTCTATTACTATTCCTGCAATTGCTCCATTATCAAAAAATTGATCTTGAAAATTTTGCATTCTATATAGTGTATTAATAGATCTATCTGCCGACATTAACCTAGAGCTACCTCTATATACTGAAGTGCTTGATAAATCTTTAATATGTATAATTTCGTTAGGTTTAAATTCTGTAAGATTATTGTATAAGTATTTAGATACAAAAGTTTTAGAATCGGGCACTACTACCATTTTAGATGCAGGCAGATGATACATATAAGCACCATCAAAATATATAAAAATATTGCCTTCTAAAATATAGTCAGTAAAGATATGTGTTCTAAATTCTTGTGTAGACTGATACTGATTTGGTTTAAAGTTAAGTAGATTTGATAACGTCTTTTGTCGTGTTCCAGGTATAACACCTTCCACAACCTTTTCTTTTACATCGTAGTCTAAACTTGATGCGGCGCTAACTATAAGGTTAGTACCTCTATTAACTGATTCAAGCTTATCAAAAGCTTGTGTATAAAGCACTTTTGCATCTGTGGGTATACTATACCCAGAGTCTAGTGCTATATGTTCCTGAGCTGGGTTGGCTTTACCAAACCAGCTTAGTATATCGATCCATTTCATAGATTTCCCTAGTAGAATCCGCTAAAACTTCCTTTTTCTACTACCGTGGGATCTCCCAGGAATTTAGCTTTTTGTTTCTCTATCCATGCGTTCTGTTTACTTGATGAACTTAGTGAAGGAGCCTTTCCATAAACACTATGAAGTAATACATGGTGTTTATTACACAATGTAAAAACTTCATAATATATCTGTGAATAGTGGGCTTCTATAAATTCATCTCTAACGGCTATAACGCCTTCATCAGTACTAATATCATAATTATTATCTTTAGCCCACTTATCAAACAGTAAGGTTAAAGAGGTAGTATGATGCAATTCTAGATCATCTTCAGATCCGCAAATAAAACAATGATCTTGCTTTACATATGCTGATTTTGCTCGATCCCTTACATGCTTGATTGCAACTCTCTTATTAGTATTAATTGCCACCGGGCACTCCAACTTCTATCATTTATATCGTATTATAGCATCCAAGATACCTAAAGTCAATGATAAAATTTTTAGTCCCATAAATAAAAAAGCCCCCGACGTATCGGAGGCTTAACCCTAAATTGGGAAGTTTAAAATTCTGGAAAAAAGTTTTCTAATACGTGAAACTTTAACTGGTGGTTGCCTGTTTAGTATTTCAAATATACTTAGGTTCCAAGGATGTTGCTCTATATTAACTTTCTCCGAATCTAATAAGTCTCTAGGGCGAGTAGTATTTAATATATTCTTGTCATCCCACAATAGATTTATAAAGTAAACTTCTAGTATATCTATATGGTCGGGATGGCATTCAAATACTATAGAGTACTTTGGATCTCCAAACTTATTATATGCGTCCTGTATCTTATTAATATGGGTATTGTTTTTTAATGCTTTGGAGTGTTGTAACCATCTCTTTTCCATATCTGCTGACTTGCCTATATAAAAAAGATTACCAAAGCTTATTTTGTATATTCCTGAACTCATTATATTGTAAATGTATAAAGTCCGTATCTAATTGCATCAGCTATGTGAGATGCCTCATTATGAGCCGGTTTTTCTGTAATAAGGGACTCGTTGGGGTCCCACTGGTATTGATCCATTGCGTCTATAGTATGTGTGCAATGTGATAGTATTTTTAATCTATCTTGCTGTACTACTGTCTGACAGAAAGCAATACCTTCTAGTACTGCTTTTTTAGCTTTAATAGTAGCAATATCATACTGGTATGCTAAATCAGCGGCGAACTGGGCTGCTGCATGATCAATAAATACACAGTCCACATTCCATTTATATATAAGTTCTTGTATAGATTTAGCGTGTTCGCTAGTAACCTTTTCTGCTTCAAGATAGTCGTCAACAATGTAATATACATCTGTTTCGGTATTATAAGCAAAGATTACCATAGCCGTAGGATCTTTGTATCCAGGATCTAAACCAGCAAAATATTCGTAATTCCCTTGTGGTAATTCATCTATAATATTTTCAGTGGTTAGGGCGTATATCTGTCCTTCAAAAGTATTAAAGCTAGCTAGGTACTCTTGTTCAAATTCAGCTTGGGACATGGAGTGTTTAGCTTCACGTACATCGGCTTCTGACATTCTAGGGTTTTCTAGATAGTCTGCGGTTATAGAGCACCATTCTGGAAAGTCTTCTGAAAATCCTCTAGCATGAAATCGGGAAAACCAATTTCTTTTACCTCTTGGTGTGCTAATAAAAATTGCTTTACTATTTGGTAGATCTAGTGTTGGTCGCAGACTAACGTTAAAAGCAGCTTCGCCATCATTTGACAAAGCTGCTTCATCGAATAGTATAAGATTGTATGATCGTCCAACGCAGCTATCTACTTGGTTAACAGAACCTGTACGAACTGTGCTACCGTTGCTTATTTCAATAACCCTATCTTTAGAGTTATCTTTTGAAACCTCTAAATCAAATGTTTTTATTAACTTACGCTGTAACTCGAAACTAATATTACTAAGTGAGTAGTTCGGTGACATAATTAGTACATTACTGTTAGGTATCAGTAGTACTAATTGTGCAATAATATTACTAATAAATGTTTTACCTAATCGTCGTGATAGTGCCGCACATACGAACCTATATTTAGGTGAGTTAATTGCGTTGATTAATGCAATTTGAGGTCTATTAACATTTTCTAATACACTACCTCCCCCAACAGGGGAGGGTAGTAATTCTAAGTATTTCTCTATAGGAAGTTTAATGTACCTTTCTGGCATATTAAACTCTACTATTTGTTCACAATCTACAGGTCTGGAAACTTTTAACATGGTCTACAAATCAGGTTCTTAGACACGTAGTTTTTATTCCAGACATTTCTTTCTAGACCGAAATAGTTTTCTTTTCTATAAAGGGTGGGTTCATGTACTTCAATAGTATATCCTAAAGAGGTAATATGTGCCCTTAAAGCGGCTGACTTTTCTACTCTATCGTCTTCTATATACATGATAGGACGACATCTAGCTATAGTATCTGCTGCCCCTAGTAGGACTTCTTTTTCGTATCCTTCTACATCTATTTTCATAAACCCTACGCCTTCGAAATTAAAGGAGTCTAGTTTTTTAATTCTAACATCTATTGTACCTAAATCACTGCGAGTACCTATAGATAATCCACCATAGTTGCATTTAGCTCCAAATAATACTTTAGGCATTTTTACAAAACCTTCTTCATTACCTAGAGCTGTATTGTGGCAGGTTCCTTCCACATTTTTGCACAGTAATTTAAAGATATCTGGTTGTGGTTCGAAACTAATAACATTGAATCCTGAATGTTCTAGTGCTTGACCCATTACTCCAAAATTAGCTCCGATATCTAAACACAAACCATTAGCTAAACTAAGGATTGTTTCTGTTTCGTCCGGTCCGTATTCACCATAGTTATATAAACTACGACCTACGTATTCGTCTTTTCCAATAAACCAAATACGTCCCCATCTTCCATCTACATATCGCATAGTCTTTTTTCTACTTCCATAAATACTTTTTCCCAGTTTTGTTTGTTTTCAAAAATTTCAATATCTGAATACCAAACGGATTTATTAACCCCATTTCCCCACCTAAAGTCAGTTTCTTTAAGAGGTTGTAATAACCATCCTGGATGTCCTAAACTTCCACATAGATGCATTACTGAAGTATCTACTCCTATTACAAGATCCAATCCATTAATATATTCCGCTGTATCAGTCCATGTCTGTATAGGTAGTGGTTTAACGTACTTGTTGCCCTTAAAATTAGGATCGAGGGAATAAAGATTACACAACCTACTAAGCCTACTAAAATAGCCAACAGGAACACTACGATTATGGTTATTAGCGTGAGCAGGAGAACCACTCCAAACAATGCCCACGTTAAGACGCGATTTATCAAACTCTTTAGCACTAAACTTACCTTTCAGCCAGTCGCCTGGTGGTATATCTGGAAAACATTCTCCCAGACTGCAAATTGGATATGCTACTGTGGTATCACAATCTGTAGCATCTCTGACACATGTGTATTCTTTAAATATTGGTTCTAGGGATATATCACATTGTACATATACCTTTTTGAAGGGTAGTAGTGATAAATATCTACCAAACATTATATTATCGCCGATACCTTGTTCTGTTAATATAATTATAGAATCTCCACTACTTTTAGTATCCCAATATAGTAGATTTTCTTTTTTATTTTTTAATTGAACTGGTGAGGCTTTTAAAAATCTAGCTTTATACATTTCCCAACCTCTGGGAAATAATTTTAAATCTCCTGAACTTGCTTTTCTTAGTGTAGCGGTGGAGCAGTTCCACCAGGCTTCCCAGAATTCGGGACTTAATGAAATAGCTTTAGTATATATACTAATTGCTTTATCATCATTACCGAACATATAGTGTGCTAAACCTAAATTATTTAAAGCATGTAGATGCGTCTCCGATTTAGGGTCTAGAAAGGGAATTTTATCGTCTAGAGCCTTTTCGTAGGATTCGAACATTAGTCTGTCCATGCCTAAAGCTCTATAGCAATTACCAATATTTGTGTAGGCTTCTTTACATGGAAAAGTTTTTAGTACTTGTTTGAATATTGGTAAAGCTTTATCATATTTTTTTCTTTCTAAAAGTGCTGTAGCTTTATTGTAAGCTGTTTTTAACTCTATCAACTATTTGCTCCGAGTAGTTTTGTTATCAGTGAACTATACCTAGTATCTCCTCCGTATTCATTCACTTGCATGTTAACTTGAGTTTTTACATTACCTTGTTTTAATTGCTCAAGTTTTATTTGACGATCTAGCTGTTCCATGGTCATCTTATGTGATAAAGCTAGTAGATCTGCTATATCTTTTGTTGACCCTATATCTGCTTCGTCTAATTCTTGTAGTTTTTTTCTAATTATTATGTCCATAACTTCTCGCATTTTAAAGCGATTGTTAAAACCTGAATCTAGAAATATGTTATCTATATATGACCTAATTTCGGGTCTACTTAGTATACCAGACACAGTTTCTTTAGATACGCATAGTTCTTGTGCCGTTTTTCTATAC